AAATTATCAAAGCAACCGAACGAACTAATAACGGAGGGTTCGCATGCGACGCTGGACGCAAGAGGAACGCGAGCGGCAGGCGGAGCTAATCCGCAGCTGGCGACCGTGGGAAAAATCGACCGGACCGCAAACGGAGGCCGGAAAAATGCGTAGCAGCCAAAACGCTCTGGTGCACGGTGCCTGCACTAATGCTGTCAGGGAAGAGGCAAAAAAGCTGAATGAGTTCCTACGGTATTGCAAAGCATTAGAGGCGTTCTCGACTTTGGATAATGGCTAAGCATGCGATCACCCCCCTTCCTCGAACTTATCGATCGCCTCGAGGGCCTCGATGTCGATGACGGGGCGCGACAGGCATTCCGCAGACTGCTTTCCGAGATCGGAGCTCGGCACGGGATCAGCGGCATCGAGCGCTGTGAGCAATTGGCGTATATCCGCCGGCTGCTCGCCCTGCGAGTGTCTCGCCCCACGATACGCGCGCGACTCATGGCCCTCTACAGCATATCCCGCAGCCAAGCGTATCGGCTCATTGGGGAGGCTCTGCAGTTGTCCCGGAAGTGCACATGATTTGGGACGCACGAAGTCGACAATGACTGAGCTGGATAACTGTAGCTACGATTAAGGAGCTCGTGTAATGTGGAACGTTGGCCCGGCATTCCTTGCCAGCCCGGCAGCAAGCAGTCTCCCGCTTGACAGCATCGGCCCTGTAGCAGTCGCCGTCAGCACCCGCAAGCTCCGCACCGCGTACAGCGGCTCCGCGATCCGCGTGCGCCGGTCCCAGGATAACGTCGAAGCTGACATCGGTTTCGATGGCAATGGCGACCTCGACGTCAACGCGTTGATGTCGCACGTCGGCGCCGAGAACCTGCTGCTCAACAGCGGGGCACCGGCGACTCAGTCGGTGACGCTGATCGTCGGGACGTACACGCTCAAGATGGTAGGCGGCGGCTCGGTCACGACCAGCGCTGGAACGGCGACCGGGACCGGGTTCGGAACCGCAACCCAGGGCAGCAACAACACGTTCACCGTCACCATCGGCGGCAGCGTCACGTTCACCTGCTCGGGCTCGATCACGCGATTCCAGCTGAACTCCGGCTCAACAGCGGTCGACTACTGCCCGACGACGACCAGCGCGACAACGCATGGACAGAATCTGCTGCAGTACTCGCAGGATTTCTCGAATGCGATATGGCAGAAGCTCTCGGGCGTGACAGTGACGGCGCCGGCAGGCTTAACCAGCCCGAATGGTGCGCAGGCCTACCGGGTTACATTCACGTCTGGTACACAACTGCCACAGTGGAATGTGCCCTTCAGCGGCGGCTCTGGCACCGTGCGCATTTATGCGAAGCGTGCGCCGTCCAGCTCGGCCACCGCAATCCGATTGACGACCAACAATGCCTCAGCCTGGAATACCGGCGCGGCCGGAAAGTTGGTCTTGACGGACAACTGGCAACCACTGGTTGTGAGCGGCACGCTGACCAACACGAATCTACTGAATTTCTGCATCGGCACGCTGGATATTGGCGCCGCAGGCGACCCCGACTGCGTCGGCACCGTCGATATTGCGATGGCCTCACTCAGCCAAGGGCTGACCGCGCAGCCGTACCAGATCACGACAGCGGCAACGGTCGAAATAGGGACGGGCTACGTCACGACGATGTACGACCAGTCCGGTAATGCGGTGAATTTGACTCAAATGACCGTTGCACGGCAACCCCGTATCGCTTTCGGAGGATTGATCGATCGGCTGACGACATCGACCAATCGCCCCGCGATCCGTACGAGCGGCGGCCAGAGCGTTGCAGCGCCAGGCTTATCGCTCAATCAGCCCGCAACGCGATGCAGTGCAATCCAGTTCCTGGCGCCAAGTGATCCAAATACGTCATTCCCCGTCTATCTGGATACCTCGTTCTCGGGATCGAGCGACGTCGCCCTGTACTCCAACTCAAGCGCGTCGGTCCTTAGCAAAATGGGGAATGCCACATTTGCCACTATCGCAACAGCGGTGGCGGCCGGAAACTCTGCGACTATTGTTGAAATTTTCAATGGCGCCTCTTCTCTTGCGACATTTAATGGCGCAATAACACCGGTTTCATACAGTGCAATCACAGGAATTGCCGGTTTGGTTATTGGCGCCGACTACTCCGGAGCATCAGGCTCTAAAGCGCTATTCGGTGACGTGATCATTCTGCCGTCGGCGCTGTCCACAGCAAACAGAACCTCCCTTGACACGAATATGCGGACGTATTGGGGTACGCCGTAATAGCTCGCTTCAATCTTCACTCAACTGATAAGGACCACCCATGCAATTCACCATCGAAATCACCGACGCCGCAAAGCTTACCGGCCTGCAGCGCGCCGCTGCTACGTACAACACGTTGAACCCGGCGACGACAAAAACCGACGCCGAGTTCCTGCAATGGACGATCGAGAATCAGATGTCCGAGTACGCGCGCGCGCTCACGAAGCCGGTCATCACCAAGCTGGAGTTCCTGGAACGGTTCACGGCTGAGGAGCGTGTTGCCATTCGCACCGCGGCACAAAGCAGTATCGCCATTCAGGACTACCTTGAGCTCGTCAACGTCTGTGACAGCATCGACCTGACCTACGGCACGACGAAGGCCGGCGTGCAGGCGCTGGAAAACGCCGGCCTGATCGCTCCAGGTCGTAGCGTCGAGATTCTGGCGCTCTGACCATTGACGACTGCACCAGATCCCAACGGTTTCTGGCGCAGCTTCAGCAGTGAATACTTTCATCAGATATGCGGAGACGTATCGGCTGATCTGTGAGGCGTTGCAGGTGTGCCATAAATGCGCCCGATGTGGCACGTCAAAAATTCATACTACCTTACATGTGCTCGCGGAATGATTGTGAGTACTCCAGTCTGGATCATTACAGACCATGAAATGTGCAATGAAAAATCCCGCGTAAGCGGGATCTAAAACGGAGGAAATTCAATGAACGCTACCTTAGAGCTCCGCGCTTCTTCAAGTCCTCCAGGACAAATGTCAACTTTGAATGCAAATCTAGGATGGCTGGTACTGAGAACGGGAGGGTATACCACGTGTCAGGGTCAACCGCTTCTTGTATATGGGGAAGTGCTGGCCCGTCGCTCCGATATTGCAACTCAATGCCTTGACCAGTTACAGCGAACCCCTTGATCTCGTCTGCGCGGGGTAGGGCCACGAGTGGGCTTGCGCCCGATTCCGAGTATATGCCGTTATCCATTTTCGACTTTCGACGTGATTGATAGAAGTGGGCGAATCGCAGAGTAGCCGATCCTTGTGCCAGCATCAGCTCGCGCTGTCCGCCAAGAAGAGTATATGAAGTATCTCGCAGAGCTAGCAATGGAAAACACAACTATCAAACAAACCATGCAATCCGCATCGGAAAAGATGGCATCCGGAGCGCTCATGACCATTGAGGAAACTGCAGCGTGGTTTGACATTTCTTCCAAGACAGTCCACCGGTTACCGCTGCCAACCATTCGGCTGGGAAATTCACTTCGGTTCGATCCGGCGGATGTACGAAAACTGATTGAAATTAGTCGAGAACCCGCAATTCTTGCTTGATGCTGCAAACATTCGAAAGCGCTAATGGATCGGACAATTCTTACTCTTGCCGTTGACAGCTCCCAGGTTGGCACCGCTGCCGCCGCATTCGACCGTATGGTCAATGCCGGCAATGCGGCTGCCACATCGGCAGGGCGCGTTACGGCCGCCGCGCTGGCGGAAGGGCGGACCATTGGCCAATCGTTGGTCCCGGCCCTGAATGCCGGCATCAATCGAACCCAGACCCTGGATGAGGCTCAGCGCGCGCTCGGGCAGGACGCGACCCGCCAGATCAGCCAACAACTGAGCGCCATGCGCTCGCGCGCCCAAGCCACCGGAAACACCATTCGCGACGCGCTGACGAGCGCGCGCGTATCAAGTGAGCCGGCCCTGCCGCGCACTACGTCTACGGTACAACCGGTTCTGGCATCTACAGCCAGCACGCGTCTGACTCCTCCTGCCAACACTGCGGACATCGGGCAACTGGCCAGCGCCGCATCGCGCGCCAGGACTGCAATCGATCGCCTCACCGAGGCTGCCAACGGTAGCCGGTCCGCATTCGCACAACTGACGCAGGCAGCGAACGGTGCGGTGCAGACCTATCGCCAGCGCACCCAGGCTCCTGCTACTGGTCCGCAAGTTACTCCCGCCGCCACGACGCCACCGGTTGGCCTGGTTCGCCCCTCGGCGCCGATTACCACGACTCCGGCGCCTTCCGCGCAAGCTGGCTCGGCGGCATCTGCTGCTATTGCGAGCGCCCCGAGTGCAACAGGTGTGAATGCCGCTGCCGCCGCTGCCGCGCACGGCGCAACGGCCACCAATGCGCTCGCCGCGGCGCAAGGTCGCGCTGCCGAAACCGCGCAGCGCCTGGCCGAGGCGAACGCCCGCAGCGAAGCGGCGCAGGCACGACTCGCCACGGCAACCGTACGCGCGACGGCAGCGCAACGGGAATTTGATAACGTCGCACATTCCTCTGGCACCAATACGGAGGCCGTCGCAGCGGCGCAGACACGCCTGCAGTCGGCGCAGGCCGCGGTATCGGTAGCGACGGCCAACGTCGCACGCTCCCAGCGTGACGCCGCCACGGCCGCTGAGCGTCACCGCGCGGCATTGGCTGCAACCGGTCGGCAAGCGACCCTGACCTCGTTCCAGGAACAGCAGCTGCATTACCAACTGCACGACTTTTTCGTACAGGTTGTCTCCGGACAGTCTCCGCTGACGGCTTTCATCCAGCAGGGCTCGCAACTTTCCGGCACCTTCAACGGCGCCGGCGGGGCCTTCCGTGCTGTGATGAGCATCCTGACCCCGACGCGCTTGGCGTTTGCCGCAGGCGCCGTGGCGGCCGGCGTGTTCGCCGAAGCACTGGTGCACGCCGAATCGGCTGCGCGCGGCTTAAACACGGTGCAGGCACAACTGGCCGGTACGGGACGCAAGGGCCTGTTCAGCGATGCTGAATTGCGCAGCTACCTCCTGCAACTGCAAGAACTCCCGGGCGTCACTCGTGACACCGCGACCGGCATCGTGACTGAGTTGGCCAAAGTGCACGATATCGGCGGCGGCTTGTTTAAGGATCTGGCTGCACTCTCGGTCGACTACGCCAAGGCAACTGGCAAGGATGCTCCGGAGGCCGCGCGCGAACTCGCGAAGGCCTTCGCCGACCCGAAGCGAGGCGCGGAGCAGCTCGACCAGGCACTCGGCGCACTGAGCAGCACGCAACTGCTCGAGATCGACCGCCTTACCCGACTCGGCGACACCGCCGGCGCGCAGCGCATTATGCTTCAGGCGCTGGGTGACGCTGTGAAGGGGCTGGCCGATCGATCGATGACCCCCTTGCAGCGCTCGGTCGACCAGTTGGGCAATTCGTGGGAGCGTGCGCTGCATACGCTGGA